TGGTATGTTCAATGTAGTTGTTGATCAAGCAGTTAATCATTTTGTTGGGAAACCAGTAAAGCTTGATTATGATGTGACTACTAAACAACGCAATCTATTGCAAAAGATGAAAGATCGTCTAGTCGGTAACTTGATAGATAGCCCAGCAACGCCTAAGGAGTTTGAAGAGTTCAATTCAAAAGTTGAATCAATGCGCTTTAACATGCTTAATCCTGACACTGCCACATTTCAAGGGGCGTGCGGTGTTGCTTTTCGTTTGATTGAACCTAAGAAAGTCGGCAAATCTTGGGAGCTGTGGGCATCCAATATTGAACCTTGGCGAGCTGAGAAATACGAAAACGGTGCTATTTACATCAAGGAAAAGTATGATCCATACATCAAGAAATACTATGATGAAATGATCCTAGTCACTGAGGGGACTATTTACACATACAATCAGTATGTCGAAACAACTGCTCCGTATCTAACTGCTGCTTTTAAGAAGATGGAAGAAGTGCCCAATCCACTAGGTGTAATTTATTTATCAGAATTCAAAAACAATACAAATCGCTATTGTGATTTTGAAGTTGCTGAAGAAATTGGTGATGCACTGGATCGAACATTCTCAGATCAGCAAAATGAAATCGAGCAATTTAAACTAGCTTATATGCTAATAACTGGAACCACACTAGGGAAAACAGAAGCAAAAGAAATGATGGAATCCCTAGGAATCATAAACCTTAAAGATCCAAGCGCCAAGGCGGAATATGTTACAAAAGATTTATTCAAAGATTTCAATGAATTTCATATCGATCTATTGAAAAAACAGTTTTATACGATATGCAAGGCTATTGATTTCAATGATGAAGTATTTAAATCTAACAGTTCTGGAGAAGCGCGTAAATGGCAAATCATCACCCTTGAAGCTAAGACAAATACAAAAGAGCAGTACTTTACTGAAGGTTTAAAAGAGTGTTCTGAAACGATTGCTGCTTTCATGGAACAGATTGAGAAAGTCAAAATCGATCCAAGCAAAGTCATTTACACTTTCACAAGATCATTGCCAACTGACTTGAGTTATCTATCTGAGTCGTTACCTAAGTTAGCTCCGTATGTATCAAAACGTACAATCCAAAGTCAAATTCCCTTTGTGACAGACGTTGATTATGAAAATGAAATGATCGATGCGGAGAGTGGAGAGAGCTATCCGAGCGGTGAATATCCTGCTAGAAAAGGCGGTGTAGTCACCGATGACGAAAGTTAGTGTAAGGTATTGGGAGAAAAGGCGAGAATTAGAGGATAAAGCTCGATTGAAAATGGAAGGTGAAATGTTGAGGCATTTAACCGAAATTTATCCTGAAGCGCTTGAAGCCATTCAAGAGAAGCTTCTTTCTCAATCTGATTTGCATAAGATTACTATTAATGAACTCATGGAAGATTTCTCAAAACGAGATCAAAAAAAATATCGGAAGTATATTGATAATAATTTCCAAGAGTTGATGGCTTTAGATGAATCATATCAAGAATTCATTGACGAGTTTTTCCCACCTTATGATTACGCAAAAGTAAATCGACTATTAGTGATTCGATCGGATATTTTTAGCGAATTAGCCAAGCGAACAATTGGTGCGGATGCGAATGGTTTGTTTTCGAATGGACTTGAAGATTTATTAAAACGCAGCTTTGCATCAAATACAAATGCATTGGCACAGATATTAACTATTGAGCCTTCCTTATCTATGAGAAAAAGTGAGTTGCAAGACTACTTGAATTTCCCGTGGAGTGGGAAGACTTTTTCTACACGTCTGTGGGGAAATATCTCACGACTTGAACAAAATCTCAGTCAATCACTCGTAAATGCAATTATGAGTGGTGAGGGCTTCGAGAACGCCTTGAAACGAATGCAAAATAATAGCAAAATATCCGATATGTTTAAGTTGGAACAAGGTAAATTCGATCGAGCGATTGAAAATCTCGTACGTACTGAATACGCTCATTTTGCTGTGACAGGCATCCGAAAATCATTTGAAGATACGGGCGTTCAGTATAGTAAAAGCTGGTCAGCAGAAGATGAACGTGTCTGTTCGATCTGTGGGGCAAGGCATAATAAAAGAATCAAGGATGACTGGCATCCACCATATCATGGTCGGTGCCGATGCACAGAAGTTCCGGATATTCCGGACATTGATGAAAGTATCGATGCGGTTTACGAGGCCATGTTCGGTGATTTACTCGATGAATTTGCTCAAGATGGGTTCGGTGTGAACTTGAAGCAATATAGAAAAGGGAAGTGAAATATATGAAGTTTTTTGAAGCAAAACTTGTTTTGCCTGTCAAAAATGACCTAGCAGGGGCATATATCAAGGCGATTGAAGATTCTGAATCACGATATATGACTGAAAATGTTGTCACTGACAAAGAAGGAAATGTGATTAGTGATAAACCTAAAATTGTTTGGCGTGGAAATTATTGCACAGCAACACATGACTTCATGGCAGGGAATATCAAAATCAGTTTGATTTCACGAACGCAAAGCAATCTGCAACAGTCTGTTGATGAGTATCTTAATCTAGGCGCTGAATTATTGTTCAAGAATTGGGAGTGAGTTCATGGATGACGATGAAGTAGAAGAGTACTGGGAATTTGAGGATTTAGGTTTGTTTGGTCTAGTTATCTAGGCTTTTTATTTTGTCCGGAATGACACGAAACTAGCGAATGCTGGGCGGTATAACCGAATGGTGGGCGCAAAAAAAATAATCTTAAAGCAATACGGGGCGCTTAAGCGAATCGTGGGGCGAAAGGAGAACAATATGAAACAAAAAGCACTGATGCCAATGAACTTGCAATACTTTGCCGAAGGTGACGATCCACAGTTTTCATTTGATGATTTTAAATCCTTTGCCGAATCAAATGAAGATGCGCAAAAATTTTTGCAAGCAACTGCTCAGTCTGCAGCAGATAAGCAGTTGGAAGCTTGGAAACAAAATAACCTGGATAAAATCAAACAGGACACTATCAGAAGTTACGAAGAATCCAAGAAGAACAAGTCACCTGAGCAACAAAAGCTTGAAAAACTAGAAGCTGAATTTAAAGCAGAAAAAGAATTGCGTGTCATGAGTGAAAACAAAGCATTTGTTGCTGAACAAATTGCTGGGCTAAAACTTGAAGATGAGTTAAGTGAATCTGTTTCTCAATTTATGCTAAACAACTTAGTTAGCGCAGATACTGATTTTACTAAATCTGCCGTCGAGGCGTTTACGAATGTTCTGGGTACGATCAATGAAAAACACGCTGATGCAATCAAAAATATTGAAATGAGCAATGCCTTTGGAAACAAGAATCAATCGAAACAACAAAAAAACAATGAGCCTATCAAGGATGGCAAAGCACAGCTGGCAGCTGGTTTAAGTCAACTGATTGGACAATAATGGAGGAATTTAAAAATGAAAAAAACAAGCACAAATAATTTAGAGTATTTGGATATCTCGCCGATTATCAACGCAGAAAATATTCAAAGCACACCATTCTTATCTTGGTTGCTAGGAGCAGGGAAAACAGAAGCTGCTACATCTACAGAAATCAAATGGCGTGAATACCAGATCAACGGAGATGACTCGTCGGAACAACTAGAGGGTGGGGACTACCCGGACGCTGAATCAGGTCGCACATGGTTCTCTAATTTAACAGAAATTTTCCGTAAAGCTACATCTGTTTCTGGCACACTAGATGCTATTAATGTGAATGGAGTGGGTAACGAGTTAACCAATCAAGTAATGCTTCGCGCAATGGAAATGAAACTTGATTTGAACCGCAAATTAATTACAGGGGTCAAATCTAATGAGACTGAAACAGTAGGTCGAAAAACAAACGGTATCCTAAACTTAATCAATGCAGGTAATGTGGTTACAACTGCAGCAGTCGATGCAGTGACACGTAAAGATGTTGATAAAGCTTTCAAAGTAATTTATGACAAAGGATATGCTGGTGAAAAATTAGTTTTAACATCAACTGATATGGTTGATTACATGACTGATGAAATTGATAAAGCCGGAACAAAAGTATTCAGCTTTGGCGATACGGTTGCTTTTGGGTTACAAGTCGGGAAAATCGTTTCGAACTATGGCAGCGGTACAGCATTGATTGAACCCAGCTTACCAAATGGAACAATGATTTTCTTAGATCCTAATTATGTAAAACTACGTCCATTACGCGAGTGGAGAGCTGAGGAGTTAGCTAAAACAACTGACTCACGTCGTATTGGTATCGTCGGTGAGTACACTATCGAGTATACAGCTTCAAACTCAGGTTCAATTTTAAATCTAAAAACAGGAGGAGAGGGATAGCCAATAGGCCATCTCTTTTCTAAATACTAGGAGGAATTATCATGGCTAAAAAAGCAGAAGATGTAAAAGAAGAAATTGTCGAAACTACCGAAGAATCAAAATTGGAGTATCGAACAGTAAAAGGTAAAAACTTTGTTGGATTCGTTCACCCGTCTACTCGTGAATTAATTACAGTCAATGAAAAAGGTCGTCTGTTTATTGATAAAAATGATACCAAAGCGATTGCTATTTTAAACGCTGCTCAAGATGTGTTCTTACTTGAAGATTAAGGTGACTAATTATGAATGACGAGATGAAAAAAGAAATCATTCAATCACTAAAAAAGCAACTGCCCACAGCTAACGAGGAACGTCTAAGTACAATCCTTGAATTGATTATTGTTGAAATCGAATCGTACAATTCTTGCGGCAATGTAATCGCTTGGGAAAAGCTACAGGGAGTGATTACAGAGGTTTTATATCAGTCCATGAAGAATGAGCTTGAAAAAACTATCTCGTCTGTGAGGCGCGGTGATACAACCATCAGTTATGCTACGGCTAGCCAACAAATCCAAGGATTATTATCAGGTTATGATGATCTGATCATTAGAATTCTTGGTTGCGGTGGGGTGGTGTTTTGGTGATGGATGAAGCTGCAGTTTTAGCAACAACTTATCTTGATTCATGCGTAATCGAGCGTTATGGCGATCATGAAAATCCCATTACACATATTACAGAACAAATTTATGCACCGGTTCATGATGGGGTGCTTATTTGTGGCTTTTCCCAAAGCAACTCAGGTGATTTACCAGTGGTAGGTAATGGAAATATTGTAAATGTGACAACTATCGAGCATAAACTGTTTATGATGCCAAATAGTGATGTCATGAAAGGT